TTCTACATATTCCATAAGTTTGTCATGGTTTTTGATAGCATAGGCATCAGCATCTTTTTTGTTATCAAACTCTGCTGCTACTTCACCGTCTTTATTATAGACACAGAACTTACCGTCTTTTTCTTTGACGTGATCAGTAGGGTCCATTTCTTCGTTTACATCAACTGACTCTTTATACATATTCAGTTCATACTTACCATTGTCCATACCATAGACTTGAACTTGAATTGCTTTCTTGCCACCTTTATCCAGCAGACGATAGGTGTTAGTCTTACCTTTAGATGGTTTTCTAGGACCAGAAGCAACTTTACTGTCAATCTCTTCAGGATCACATCTACACCAAGTTTTGCCTTAGCATGCTTGTAGGCATGTTGCATAGCAGAAGAAAAGTCTCTGTGGTAAAGATCATACCCACTAGACGACTTGGCTTCATCTACCTTATCAGGTAAACCTTTGTGTTTTGTTCCTGCAAAGTCTTCTAACTCTTTTTCGGACATAGACTTTGCCATATTCTTTACAGAATCAGAAACTTCGTTATCAGATACTTCACCTCGTTTATATGCGAGTGCAAGACCCATCAGTTTCTGTTGCTGTTTAGATACAGCCTTTTCTTTGAATTCTCTTAAAGTGATCATTTTTTTACCTTTGCCCATAAATCTTTATCTGCTGTTCTTCTAGTTTTACCACCAGTAATAAATGAATTTACTCTCGCATATCCCCATTGCTGCGGTGTAGTTCCGGGTCTGTGTCCGGTTCTCCATGCTGCCATGCCACGATTATAAACTTGCTTTAGAATACCCAAGGAAATACCAGACTTCTCTGCCTTAGCAGCTAACCCTTTCTTTTCCTCTTCGTTCATCACTTCTTCATTTCTTGCATTCTTAAAGTCTTGTTTGGTAGGTGCGCCTTTTGATCCGGGTTTACGCATAGGTTTGCCAGATTGACGTTTCTTATGAATGTTTGCCCAGAGACCATCACCTTCACCATACATCTGTTTATACTTCTTAGTATATTTAGAGGTTTTAGTCTCAGCATCTTTATCACCCGGTGCTGGTTCATATGCAGCAGGGTTATCGTCATCCATCTTAGCACCTTTCTTGAAGTGCGAATCTCTAGATGCTTTGGTAGACTTTGCCAGACCAGAAAAGTATTTCTTAGGTTGCGTTCCCTTTTTATCTTTTACATCAGGGTCTTGAGCAACTTTGTTCTCATACTGGATAATCTTATTAGGTGTTTTGAAGTTCTTCTTCCGCATAATCGTTTTTAAAGTAACTTCAAAGTCGTCACCTTTGTTACGAATAACAGCAGGAATATTAAGGTCAGTAGTAACATCTTTCAGAACAGCTTGGAAATCACCAATTGTTTTGATTTTATTACCTTTTGCTTTCTGNACCTTCTTAAAGAACTTCTGTAATTCAGCAACTTTAATCTCAGGATTATTACGAGCATCATTTACACGGTCAACAAAGTGCCGAGTAAACTCAATATCAATATCATACTTTGCAAGTAACTTATCAGCAAACTTCTCTAGACTATCAATCTGGTTCTGTGATACTTTTTCTTCTAATGGTTCTACATCAGTCAACCATTTGCGTTTATTCTTACCATCCACCTCTACAATAACATAGTTAGAACCACAGTGAGTAATCGTAACTAATTCATCAGACTCTTTTACGATAACCTGCTGACCAACAGAAAATAGTTCCCCGTTAACGTAATCCTCACGTCTTTCTGAAACTGCTTCCAACATAACATGTCTAGTAAATGTTTTATTTTCATTTAGGTTCATTCCTTTTCTTATAGCATTGAACAGTTCTTTTGCTAACTGATCAGATGCACCTTTGGGAAGACCTTGAGAAAACTTTGCAAAGTCATTGTTCTGTGCGTTTGCTCTTTGCTTAGAAGCAGACATACCTGTTACATCATCTGCATCAGGGTCACGTTCGCCAGCTGACACAACTTTGATGGAGTCAAACTCATACTTACCATGACGGGAATCTACACCATTATACTTGGTAAGGAGTTTTTGGAATTCTTGTACTCTGTCATCACCAGCAACCATAACAAGGTTCTTGTAACCCTGCTTGTACATATACATGGTAGCATCTAGGAAGTTTTTAACAGAGTTGTCCATGACAATGTTCCGGGCATACTTTGGGAACACCTTACGCATGAACTTCACTTTAGTTTTATATTCTAAAGGATTTTTCTTAGCATCAACCGATTGGGATGCGAAAATTCTATAGTCATTGCCTCTAGCAAGAGAAGCAACTTTTGTAATTAATTTTTCATGACCAGTAGTAGGCGGGTTGAATCTTCCAAATGCAAAATATCCTACAGAAGATTTTTCTTCTAGATACTGTTTAAATCCACTAAGCATAAAATCAACGCCTTCTCTGCACATCTAGTTTACGTTTGCTAGGTAACAGTCTCTTAGAAATAATACCTGTTACTCTCTTTGCTTTATCTAGTCTTTTTTCTGCACGCTGTTTTTGAGATATACTCATACTACTCTTAGTCTTACCACCATAGTATCGTTTTGTCAAGATATCTCTAGCAGATTTACGTCCACGTTTTTTTAATCTATCAAGAGTTGCTGGACGTTTGAGAGCAATCTTGCGTTGTCTTTGTAGTTTTTGTTTGCGGCGTCTAAAGTCAATAGACTTCTTACGTCTAGCAGCAAAAGACAGTGCTTCAGAAATGGGAAAAGACTCCCCCTCACTAGGAGAGGAAGTCTCAGTAATTGAGAGGAAGTCTTTAAACCCAATCATTTTAGAACTTAAAGCCTACACCGACTTTAAGACCATCAGCAGTAGTAGTCCAATCGTTGACTGTAGTATCATCGTCGTCATCAACAACGTCTACTGACCAACCATAACTAATAGATACAGATGCATTAGCATTCAGGTCATGGGAGTAACCTACACCGTAGGTAGCACCAGCCCAACCAAGGTCGATTTCACCAGCAGAAGCAAGGTCCATAGAAGCACCTACCCATGCATACTCACCACCGATAATACCGGGAGTAAGTTTCAGTTCTGGATCAATAGTCAGGTCACCCCAAGTGTTGCCATCACCACGACCAATAAGGTCTGCACCAGAAGTAGCACCCCATGCATAGTTAATGCTTGTATCAAGGGAAGCCACGCCAAGGTCCATGCCTGTGCCTACTCCAACGGAATAGTCATCAGCGGCATTGTCGCCACGGTCATTAAGTGTGAATCCTGCGTCTACACCGAATCCAGCAATTCCCAATTCTGCCCCAACTGTCCAGTCTGCGTTACCTTGCAGGTCGGTTTCTACACCTACTGTTGCGTTGGACATAAGCGGGGATTCACTGGCATCTTGTGCAACCGCAGTAGCAGCTACAGTTGTAGCCATAATTGCAGAAATAAGATATTTCATTTATAACGTTCCTCTATTATTTACTCCAACCCTTGAGTATCGTTGGGTCAAAGTTGTTTGTTGAAAATTCATAGCGATTAACTAGTTTGACAGCATTATCACCTAGTTTATCAATAGCTACATAACCTTCAGGTTCAGTTGACCTAAACCCGTTGGTGGTTTGTAAAAAAGTCTTAACACGTTTAATACTGTTCATTTTATTTATAAGGATAAGTTTCGCAGAAACAATAGCCTTTTGTAGATCAAACATCTTTTTAAGACTTCTTTTATTCTCCTTTGAGAAGAATTCCAGTGTTTTAGACAAAGCATCTCTTTGAGTCTGCTTTCCCTTTTCAGATTTTCTTTTGTCAATCTCTTTCTGATACTTGTTTTCAATCCAATTAATAAGATTGCGAACATGTTGGTCAGTGTCAGAAATGACAGTATTACTACGCACAAATGTATTATTGAATTGCTCAATCAATTGTGCGAGTTTCTGGTTTTGCTCTAATGTTCTCAGAGTAGAACCAGAAATTTCAGTGAAGAGTTTACCAGCACGGGATAGGTGTGCATTAACTCTATCAGTTTCTTTTCCAGACATAGTAGCAGTATTAGACAAGTCACGCAGCATTGCGTCCTGCTGCCATACTTTAGGTGTCTTCTTCAAAGCCTTCACGTTTACTCCATAGTTTGCTTTCATGCTTTCGAAGTCATCACCTGTGTATGTAGTGTGCCAGACTACGCCAATTTCTGCCTTTCTAATTTCTTCTGCATCCTTACTGCCCTTTTCGATAGCATAGACAATTGTATTAGGATGAAACGTGAGGTAATCCAATCCAGCGACCTTTTGGGATTTAAGATCAGATTTTGTAAAAAGTAAATCACCTTGAATAACTCCTTTAATGCCAATATTAGCAAAATGTTTTAGGGACAACTTTAGTTTGGTTGCCAAGTCACCAGAAGCATCGTCGTCAATATCTGCATCTGTCTTGTATACTTTAGGGTTCTTGTTAAAGATACCTTTCTTTGCTACAAAGAACTTTCCGTCTCTAGGGTCAGTTCCTGCAAAGATAGCAGGTGCGCCATCCCACTTTACACTAACATTACCTTTATCTACGCCAGCCAGCATATCACGCAGAGAACGCAGAGCATTGATTGCATCCCGTGTTCCATTTACACCACCATAGAGAACCTTGTCCTCAATATGGGTCATGTGTGTATTCTTCTGCTCAGTGATAAACTTTTTGAACGAAATCATGACTTCATTATTCTTTCTGCTGTAGCAAAGGCATTCTTTGCATGTGGGTGTCTAGGATTGATAGTCACAGTCTCACCAGCTGTTAGTGCGCCAAGGTCTACTGCTTTACCTAATCCATCTAATGCTTTATGTAGTGGGTCTTTAGCATCATACTGATTACCTTCATAACCCTTTTTACCACGAACTTCTGCCCAACGCAAGTCCCCAGAACGATTAACACGCAGAACATCGTATCCTTTAGTTCTAACAAACTGAAGGTAAAATCCCTTTTTCTTTTGTTCTGTCACATAAGAACTAAACGACTTCACTTTGTAAACCACTCTAAATCTAAGATACTTGTATTTATGTTAACATCTCTTTTGCTCTTAACAGGTGCTATATTATATGGCGATTTGTTTACAGATGCAATAGAAAAATTCATTTCAAACGTAAATTGATAAGCACCCCCACCCTTTGCCTGTACTCTAGCTCTATACACTGCCTTGGCAGAAGAACCAAATCTAGGAATATTCTGCAATCCCAATGGGTTATTGTTACCTAGCAGATAGAAACCATGAGTACCAACATTCACATAATATGTCTTTTTCTTTTTATAATATTCCTCAATTTTTGTTGCAGAAATGTCACCTCTTACATCAGCAAATCTTGCCTTTTCTGCTGTATATATTTCTCTTTTTCCCAACCCCTTGATACCTTCAAGAAGTGTTTTATTTTTTGTGAACTTTAATGGTTCATCTGACCATTGCTCTTTAATCTGATCAACTACACCCACTTCTTTAGCAAGTCCAATAACAAAAAGTTTTTCATCATCAGTCTCATTATCTTTACCAATCTTCCACTCACCATTATTCCAATACATTGCAATAGAGCCAGCAGATGCAGCAGAAATTTTTAATTCACAACCTGTCTGCTTTCCATTTTTTTGAATCATCAAATCTGGAATGTCAGAACCAGCTCCGGCTGGATTAAAATTTTTTGGAACTATATCAAACTGCTTCAGTACATCAGCAGCATTTTTTTCATACTGAAACCCCTGTTGTACTGCCATTAGTTATCCAAAATAATTAAATCAAAGACTGCCCCAGCACCATTATTGCCAGATGTTGCTCTAATTTCAATATCTGTCTTTTCACTAAATTGTAAAGGCACTGGATAATCATAGGTGATAGGAACACCTGCTGTACCAAATTGACCTTTCACGTTAAATGCTCCATCAGCTGGTTTTGCCATGATTTTAAAAATACCCGGAGCATTCTGTGCAGACACAGAACCTTGGAACTTTTGTAAGTATGCAGTCTTATTAGCTGGTACTGTGTACAATGCCATTAGGGTTTGTCCCTTTTCGGCAGAAATTCTTGCCAAGGTTTTACCATCGCCTGTAATATTAATATTATCTTCATTAGCAGAATCTATTTCTGAAATAACTAATGCTCTGAAAATTCTGGAAAATCTAGAAGTTCCTACTGTACCACCAGAAGATGTTGTAATGGTTTCTGTAAGAGGAAAGTAATCACTATCTAGTCCTTGAATCTCAATATCTAATCCACTATCATCTTGGGTAGATGTTACAGTCAATAGAGTTGGTGCACTTGCATAAGCATACAGACCGCCAGCATCCCAGATAGTTTCCTGTGTACCACCTACTGCGTCATTGTAGCCAAACTTATTGATGTGAGAAACACCTGTTGTCTGACCATTAGCAATGCGGACTGCTTCTGCTAATTGTGAGTTGTCAAAATATCTATTAGCCATCAGTTATCCCATGAGATTAAGTTATTTTAGATATATTTATAATCATTCTAGTTTTAGAAATGGTCCTGCAAAAGATGCTTTTGATGCAGAATACAAATAAAGGTCGGTGATAACTTCATTTCGTTTTTCTTTTGATAAAGAAAGCATACGATCAACCAATAATACACCTAAGTATTTAGAGTATCGCCATTGTTCTCTCTCAGTTGGTATATTATTTATACCATATAAAAGGAAAGGGGGTCAATCCCCCTTTTATCAAAGTCCTAGAACTTTTTCTGCTTCTCGTTTGTCTTTAGGGAGACTACCACCATCTCGCAGATGGTCTACAACCTGT